TTGCAGGGAGGGATTGAGGGGAACGCCGGATCGTATCATAAGAATGTGGGGAGAGATCTTTCGTGGATATGATCTGTCACAAGTGCCTAAAATAACGGTCTTCCCAAATGGCGTGGATGGCCTTTCTTGTGATAGTGTTATCGCGGATTCAGGTGGATTTTATTCAATGTGTGAACATCATATGATGCCTTTCTTTGGGAAGTATTGGTTTGCTTATATTCCTAATCCCAAAGGTAAGATACTGGGCATATCGAAAGTTGGTCGTGTCGTTGATTATTGTGCGGCACGGTTACAGGTACAAGAGCGATTAGCGAAAGATATCATCGTGATGCTCCAAGAAGCGTTAGGTTCGGAATATCCGCCTTTAGCAATGGGTATCGTATTGGAAGGGGAACACTTGTGTAAGTCGATGCGTGGTGTAAAGAAAGAAGGTAAAATGCGTTCTTCTTTCTATTTTGATAATGGAAGTTTACCTGAATTGAGGGCAGAATTGTCCCGATTCGTTAGTTTTGGTTAATTATGACAGAGAAGAATGAAGTAAAAAAGAAAAGTAGGGGGCGTAAATCTGAATATAGAGAAGAATATGCAGAGCAGGCTCTAAAGCTTTGTTTGTTAGGTGCAACAGATAAAGAAATAGCCGAGTTCTTCTCTGTCTCAGAACAAACGCTTAATAGTTGGAAGAAGAAGTTCCCTCAATTTCTTGAGTCCTTAAAAAAGGGAAAGGCTGTCGCTGATGCTAATGTCGCTTCGAGACTTTACAGTCGTGCGATTGGCTACGATGCCAAGGCAACGAAGTTCGCTACCAATGAGGGCCGGATTACGGATAAAGTAGAGTATATCGAGCATTATCCTCCGGATACGACAGCCGCTATTTTTTGGTTGAAGAACCGGCAGCCGGCTAAGTGGCGTGATAAGAAAGAGGTCGAGAACCTTGTTAAGCTGGGGGATGAATTGGAATCGATGTCGGATGAAGAACTAGCAGCAATTATCCGTGGCGAAAAAGAGTAAGAGAGAAATATTGATTAGGCAGGCAAAGGCGGCGACCATATTGCGCAAACGGGAGGCTCGGAATGATTTCTGGGCCTATTGTTTATATCATGACCCTAAGTTCTTTGCTAAGCGTCTGTTCTTAAAGAAGGTGGCAGATGCTTTCACCCGGGTGTACGAATCGTATCTGTCGGGTGTGATCCGCCGGCTGGCCGTCTCCATGCCGCCACGTGCCGGGAAGTCTTATATATCATCCTTGTTCATTTCGTGGATGCTTGGCCACTTCCCGGAAGAGTCGGTCATGCGCAACTGCTGTTCCGATACGCTGTATAACAAGCTGTCTTACGACACGCGCGACATCGTCCGTTCTTCCCGGTTTAAGGAAATCTTCCCAGATATACAATTGCGTGGTGATAAACAGAACGTGCATGGCTGGAGCTTGGAAGCTGCCCGGCAGGTGAGTTACTTCGGGGCTGGTGTAGGCGGTACGGTGATCGGCTTCGGTGCTTCTATGTTGGCTATGACCGACGACTTGTATAAGAGTTTGGAGGATGCACTATCTGACACCAATAACGAAAAGGTCTGGTCGTGGAAGCAGGGAACGCATGATTCCCGTATCGAAGGGAATTGTTGCTCAATCGACATCGGTACTCGCTGGTCGGCTACGGACGTTCTCGGCCGTATGGAGGAAATGGGGAAATATGACGAAATTATCCGTATCGCCGCATTGGATGAGAACGATTGTTCTTTCTGCGAGGATGTACATACGACAGAGTATTACCATGAACTACGGGAGGAAACGGATGATTCCATTTGGTGTGCCGAGTATATGCAAGATCCAATCGAGGCAATCGGGTTGTTGTTCCCGAAATCGGAGCTTAACCGATTTAAATTGGCTGATATTGAGGGCAAGCAACCGGACGGTGTTATTGGAGCTACCGATGTGGCCGATGAGGGAGACGATGATTTCTGTGCGCCTATTGCCAAAGTATTCGGTACGAAGTATTTCATTACCGATGTGCTGTTTACGAAAGATAATGTCGAGATCACCGAACCGAAGTTGGTTTCCTTGATCCTTGATACCCGTTGCGACAATATGCGTATCGAGAGTAACAATGGTGGCCGTATCTTCGCTCTCAATGTTCGTAAGGCGGTAAAGGCAAAGAACGAGAAATGTATCATTCAGGCGAAACCGACAACTGCCAATAAGGAAACCCGCATCTTGCTGAAATCAGGTTGGATCAAGAAACATTGTTATTTCTTGGAAGAAGGCGAGTATAAGAAAGGTTCGGACTACGACCGGTTTATGAAAGCGCTTACCGGATATAAGAAAGAAGGTGGCAATAAGCATGACGATGCACCGGACGGCGTGACGATCTTAGCCGAGAATGTAGAGTTCATCGGGTTATGCAAAAATAATCGGGTACGGCAGGTGGCAAGAGGGAGATAATGACTATTTTTCGGAGAAAAATTTTATATGGATGTATTATGAAAATGGAAATTAATCAACTTAGAATTGGGAACTGGGTTAAACCTAAAAATAGTTCAGGTATAGAATCTAATGAAGGTACTGTGTTTTGTATTAACGGCTATTTAGTAAGTGTTTCTACGAATAAAAACCCTTATGATATTCATTTGATCGATCCAATTAAACTTACAGATGAATGGTTCCTAAAGTTTGGTTTTGATTTGATAGATGATCAATATTATTCAAAACATACTCAGTGTGGAATAGGAGGTTTAGGGATAACAAAGAAAGATTATCGTCCTTTGGTTTTAGTTGTGGATGAAAGACAATATGATGGAGTTTATCGTCAAGTTATAGGTAAACAGATAGAATATGTCCATGAACTTCAAAACCTTTATTTTGCATTAACAGGTGAAGAGCTTAAAATAGAAGAAAATAAAGATGAATAATAGATAAAAGTAGATATTCATTAAGCGCAGTCATTATAAAGTGATTGCGCTTTTCGTTTTTATATTTTAGCATAAAACAATTATGCCAAGTATAAGCGAAATTCTTGCAAATGAAGATTTTGGGCAGGTAGTCAGTACGTTATGTGTCGATACGATTGAATACCGGGAACCAAGAGAATATTACAGAGAATACCATGGTGAACGTCGTCGGCGTAAGACTTCAGTCGGTTGGCGTGAACCCAAACGACTGGCGGTCTATTCGGAAACACTGAAAGATAAGAATGGTGAGCCGTTACGACTGGAAGATAAGATTGTCGATGTGGCCCGTATCGTTACCAATTTCCCGAAGAAAGAAGTGCGGACCTCCGTTGCTTTCCTTTTTGGTGGTAGTATGACAATTACTGGAACGGAACAGAATGACGGATTCCAAGAGTTCAAACGTGTATGGGAACGCCGATTGAAAATGCAATCCGTCTTGAAGTCGTTCGCCCGTAAGGTGCTTTCTGAAAGTAAGGCTGCTCTTGTATTCTATCCGTATACTTCCAAAGGATTAGACGGCAAATTGATTACGGAATTGAAGGTTAAGACGCTTTCTGTTCCTCGTAATGCAAATACCTTTTCTGAGTTTTATCCTCATTTTGATGATAACGACGATTTGGATGCTTTTATTCATCGTTACCAGATAAATTCTAATGGCATGCTCCGGAATAGTTGTACTATCTGGACAGCCGATAAGATTATAATAGCTACCGATGAGATGGGCGGCTGGGTTATAAAAGAGGTTCCGAACCTATTTGGTAAGATTCCGGTTGTGTATGCTGATGTACTCCAGCCTGAATGGGACGAAGTGGCCGGCATTATGGATGCACGGGAAATGCGTTTGTCCCGTATGGCTGATACGAACGACTACTTTGCGGAACCGATCTTGAAAACGTATGGCGATTCCGATTTACCTTCTAAGGAAACAACCGGGAAAGACCTTAATTTCCCCATTAAGGTCGATGAAGTATCCGGCAAGGAATATCATGGCGATGCCGATTATTTGACATGGACTGGCTCCCAGCCATCTGTAGATAAAGAATTGGAAGAAACGAAAAACGAACAATTTGCTGGTACATCTACGCCGGATCTTTCTTTTGATAACTTGAAAGGCATTGGCAACCTGTCCGGTGTCGCTCGTAAATTCATGCTGATGGATGCAACTATCAAGGCGAGTGAGAACATGGAAACATTCGGTCCGGTGGTTCAGCGTTGCGTGTCGGTCGTGTTGGCTGGGATATGCAATATTACCAACATCAAGTACCGTCCTCAATTGGTGAACAACCTGATCGATGTGGAATTTGGTTCCATTTTGCCGGAAGATCTGTCCGAGACATTGCAAACTCTGTCCCTTGCCAATGGAGGTAAACCGATCAACGCCCAACGCACGGTTACGGCTCATTCTCCGCTAACAGAAGACTTGGACGAAGAAATGAAGCTGATGGAGGAAGAGGAAGATACAGCAGCGCAACGCAATAAT